AATGATGATGATGAAAAAAGGTGGAAAAGCTAAAAAGAAAAGTAAATTTCCAGATCACTCAGGTGACGGTAAAATTACTAAAAAAGATATTTTAATGGCAAAAGGAATAATTCCTAAAAAGAAAAAAATGAAGAAGGGAGCTAAATAATGGCAAAAGCAAAAGGACTCTACGCGAATATTCACGCGAAAAAAAAGAGAATCGCTGCAGGCTCGGGTGAAAAGATGAGAAGACCTGGAGCTAAAGGTGCACCGACTGCTGCTAATTTTAAAAGAGCAGCGAAGACAGCTAAAAAACCTAAAAAGAAAAAGGCGTAATGTTTAAATCACCTAACGCTGGTCAAACTGCATTAACGTTGCAACATGCAACGTCTCCAAGAGCTGGTTATAAACCACCTCCAGGACATAATGCAGACGGTTATACAATGGCCGAAAGAGTGACAATGGCTAAAGGTGGTAGAAGCGAAAAACCTATAAGAAAAACTACCGGTAAAGGTGGTAATTATAGAAAAACAAAATCTGGAGCTGGAATGACAGCGAAAGGTGTAAAAGCTTACAGGGCAGCAAATCCTGGAAGTAAATTAAAAACAGCCGTGACTGGTAAAGTGAAACCGGGATCTAAAGCTGCAAATCGACGTAAGTCGTACTGTGCAAGAAGCGCAGGCCAACTCAAACGATCATCTGCAAAAACACGTAACGATCCTAACTCACGTATCCGTCAGGCAAGAAGAAGATGGAAATGTTAATATGAAAAAAGCAAAAGCAAAAATAAAAAAAGTAATTAAAGGTTTAAAAAAAGCCTCTAAAACTCATGCTGCTCAAGCTAAAACATTAAAAGGAGTTATACGTGGAACCAGAGCAAATACTAAATAGTCTAAGACGAGCAATCAAAAGAAGAGTAGAGACGTTAGCCATATCAGTCACATCCGGTGGGGTTGACAGTATGGAAACTTACAAGTATATCATAGGACAGATTAATGCATTGGAATCAGTGCAACAGGAAATCTCTAACCTGCTAAACGATAAGGAGCAAAATGAAGACAGAGGAACAGTCATCAACATCGGTGACAAAAAAAATAATAACCCCAACTAAAGAATTAGTAGGGTTAAAGAAATCAGAAGAGCAAAAAGAAGTCACAAAAGAAAAAGCAAAACTTCCTCAACCAACAGGTTGGCGTATGTTAGTTTTACCATTTAAAATGAATGAAAAAACTAAAGGCGGGGTTTTACTTGGACAAGAAACTTTAGAACGACAACAGGTAGGATCACAATGCGGTAATGTACTTGCGATGGGACCTGATTGTTACAATGATAAAGATAGATTTTCACAAGGTCCATGGTGCAAGGTCGGAGACTGGGTAGTCTTCGCACGTTATGCAGGATCTAGAATAGAGATTGAGGGTGGGGAAGTTCGTCTTCTTAATGATGACGAAGTACTAGCAACTGTGCAAGATCCAACAGATATTTTGCATAAATTTTAACATAGGAAGGACACTATGCCAGAGGAAGAAAAAAAGACAGTAGACATTGATACATCCGGTCCGGAGACCGAGATTAATGTAGCTGAAGAAAAAGATGAAGCTGTAATAGAACAGCCGGAACAAGAAACAGGAACAGATAAAACATATGAAAATGAAAGAGAAACAAAATTAGATGAAAAAAAGGAAGATGAAAAATTAGAAGATTACAGTAAAGGTGTGCAATCTAGGATTGCTAAACTTACGCGTAAGATGAGAGAAGCAGAAAGAAGAGAAGCTGCTGCTATCGAATATGCTACTGTAGTTGAAAATAAAAGAAAACAAGATCAGGAAAGATTTAATAAAGTTGATTCTGATTACACTGCTAAATTTGAGGAAAGTGTAAAATCTGGTATGGACATGGCGCAACAAAAATTAGCGTCTGCCATTGAAGCAGGTGATGCAACAGCTCAAGTAGAAGCAAATAAAAAAATTGCTGAGTTAGCTTTCGAGAACGCTAAACTTCAGCAAAGAAAAGAAGCAAAGCCAGTTGAACAGGAAACACCTGTTAAACTGTCAGACGGTGGACAATTACCAAATCAAACCCCTCAACAAATGCCTCAAGCTGATCCTATGGCTGAAGATTGGGCTGCAAAAAATAGATGGTTCGGAACAGATAGAGCTATGACATTTACTGCATTCGAGATTCACAAAGATCTTGTTGATAAAGAAGGTTATGATCCTAAATCAAACGAATATTATGAAGAGATTGATAAAAGGATTAGAGTTGACTTCGGGCACAAATTTGATAATAATGAGACTAAGCAAACGAACAGGGCCGTTCAGTCGGTAGCTTCGGCTAACAGAAGCTCAAAACCTGGTCGCAAAACTGTGAGACTCACATCATCACAGGTAGCAATAGCTAAAAAATTAGGTGTGCCACTCGAAGAGTATGCTAAACAACTAAAACTCACGGAAGGAGCATAGTATGAAAAAAGACGAAAATAAAACTTCTCGTGCGGCTGTAACTCGGTCAAAAACTGAAAGACCAAAAGAGTACAAGCCCCCATCATCTCTAGATGCACCACCAGCGCCTGACGGATTTAGGCACAGATGGATTAGAGCAGAGTCTATGGGTTTCAATGATACCAAGAATATTCATGGTAGATTGAGATCTGGTTATGAGTTAGTGAGAGCTGACGAATATGACACTGATCAATATCCAACTGTCTTAGACGGAAAATACGCTGGAGTCATTGGAGTAGGTGGCCTTCTCCTGGCAAGGATACCCGAAGAACTCGCTCAGTCTCGTATGGACTATCAGAGAAGACAAACTGAAGGTCAAGACGAGTCAGTCGAAACCGACTTACTTAGGGATCAGGATAAGAGAATGCCTATCAAAATTGATAGGAATTCTAAGCACACTTTCGGTGGTACAAAGAAGTAATTCTTAAACATCGAAATAATATCAACCGAACTGGAGGCCGTTTTACGACGGCAGGTTCATAAGGAGTAATAACTATGGCAAATAGAAACACACAAGGTTTTGGTTTGATCGCTCAAGGTACTGTTGGTTCAACAATGGCATCTCAAGGTCAAGGCAAATATCTTATCGATGCTGGCATGGGTGTTGACTTGTTCCAAGGGACAGCTGTAAGAAGCGCCGCTGGATACATTGTTACTGCACAAGCTGCCATCACTAACACTTGTATAGGTGTGTTGAATGGAATATTCTATAACGACGCTTCAACTAAGAAGCCGACGTTTGCGAATTTCTACAACCAACCTATTACTCCAGCTAATAGCGAAGATATAACTGCTTTTGTAATTGACAATCCGAATCAACTTTTTGTTGCTTCAATTGACGCTGCAGCAGCACAGGCTGAATATGGTAAAACATACGGTCTAACTGTAACAGCGGCTGGATCAGAAATTTCTGGTCAGTCAAGTTCAGAGTTAACTTACGCTACAAGGCATGCAACTAACAATCAATGGAGATTGGTAAGAACTGCAGAAGACCCTGAAAACAACGATATCGCAGCAGCGAATTGTTCAGTGGTAGTCGCGCACAACTTAAACCAATATTTCACTGGTGCGGTTACATGGCAATAATAGGAGCATAATATGGCAATATCACGAGCACAACTAGTTAAAGAACTAGAACCAGGCCTAAATGCTTTATTTGGGCTGGAGTACAAAAGGTATGAAAATCAGCATGCTGAGATTTATACAACAGAATCATCTGACAGAGCTTTTGAAGAAGAAGTAATGTTAAGTGGTTTTGCAAACGCAGATGTAAAAGCAGAAGGTCAAGGAATTGCGTACGACGACGCGCAAGAAACTTACACTGCTAGATACACAATGGAAACGATCGCGCTAGCTTTCGCTATCACAGAAGAAGCAATAGAGGACAACCTTTATGACAGACTTTCTTCTAGATACACAAAAGCTTTAGCAAGATCTATGTCCAATGCTAAAGAAGTTAAAGGCGCAGCAGTCTTGAACAATGGTTTACCCGGCGTAGCCGCGGCATCAGCGTTCCAAACTGGTGATGGCGTTAACTTACTTTCTACAGCACACCCAACTATCGCGGGTACTGTAGCAAATACTTTAGCAACACAAGCAGACTTAAACGAAACTTCATTAGAGCAGTCTTTGATTGACATCGCTGCAATGACTGATGAAAGAGGTTTAAGAATCGCAGCTAAAGGAGTTAAAATGATAATTCCTTCTGCGAATCAGTTCAACGCTGAAAGACTTATGAAGTCTCAAGGTAGAACTCAGACTGCTGATAATGACATCAATGCAATCAACAGCATGGGAATGATTCCTCAAGGTTACAGAGTGAACAATTTCTTAACTGACCCTGATTCATTCTACATTATCACGGACGTTCCAAATGGTATGAAAATGTTCTCAAGAACTCCGTTGACTACGTCAATGGAAGGAGACTTTGATACTGGTAACGTTAGATACAAAGCTAGAGAAAGATACGCGTTTGGCGCATCTGACTATAGAGGTATCTTCGGTTGCGAAGGTGCGTAAGCATAACTAAGTAATTTTGTGGCCGGACATAGTTCGGCCACATTCAACAAATAACATGGTGAGATTCATGAAAACATTCACAGTAAAAATATGGGCATACGATCATTATGGAAAATTTAATGTGGATGCTGAAGATAATGCTATTTCTCTTGAAAAATCAATCCTTGACAAACTAGGAGAAAAAAGTATAAATTGGGAGTATCTCGGAAACAACTATAATAACGAGATAAATCGAATAACTTATGAGGAGGTTATTGATGATACAAGACCTATACAAACAAAAAAGGTCCTTGGAGTTGAAGTGGGAACAGGAGCATCTAGATAATAATAGATACACTCTTGAAATGGTCAGAATTGATGACAAAGTCAAACAAGTCATTACTGAGATCAAGCTGGAAGAAGCAGCTATTGCTCACAGGCAAAATAGCGTTGAAGGCGCTGCTCCACAAGTTTCTGTAGCTACTTAGTCAAAAGCTACATCGCTGAAATCGCACTTTCTTTACGGGCTCTCTTGCACTCTACTAAAAACTAATATATAACTTTTTTACTATACAATTAATCAGAACATAGACGCGTATAGTCGACGGCCTAAAGACTATGTTCGTAAATTAGGAGGATAAAATTATGGCAACAACTACATTTAGCGGACCAATTAAAGCTGGTACGATTAGACAAGGAGCAAGTGAAAACTTAGGTTTTACTTTAATGGCTCAATCAGCAGTAATCGATATTATCGGTGCAACAGCTACAACAACTGTAGGAATAGTTCCTGCAAACTCACAAATTGTTGACGTTATATTAAACGTTACAACTGTGGCTAATGACAGTGGAACTGCAACAGTTCAAGTTGGACATGCAGGTGATACTGATGAGTATTTACCAGCTACTAACGTAAAAGCTTTAGCTACAACTAGAGGTACGATTCAAACTGATGGTACAGACATCGGTACATCTGACCAAACTGTAACTGCAACTTACACAGCAGCTAATGCTGATGGTACTACAGGTGCAGCTACTGTTACTGTTTTGTATATGCAAAACAATAACCTAAGCTAATAATTAATTTGTTGTGGGGCTTCGGCCCCACATAAATTTAAGGAGAATAAAATTATGTCAATAACATCAAAAGTAAGACAAACAGTTGTTTTAACTGCAGATGGTCAATTACAAGGTTTAGTAAATACTGCAACTACATCAACAGCTACTAATCTTACAAAGATTAATATCATGAATGTCTTTGCACAATCTACTGATGCAGATGCTGAGATAAAAATTTATAATGAAACTGGAAGTGCGACAGCAAAAAATTTAGTTTTTCATGGTAAGTTTGGAGCAGCTGCTAATGCCGTTCATGAATTTAAAATGCCAGGAGCTGGTATTTATTGTGATGATGGAGCTTACGTTGATCTTACTAACTGTGATTTTTGTTACGTAATCGGAACTTTTTAGGGGTAGCCAATGGCGAATACTACTTCCTCAGCCTACGCATTTGATCAAAACTTCTCAATTGATGAGATCATTGCAGATGCCTACGAACGTTTAGGTTTAGTAGGTACAGCAGGTCATCAAATAAAAACTGCAAGAAGATCTTTAAATATTCTTTTTCAAGAATGGGGTAATAGAGGAATACATTTTTGGGAAGTAGGAAATACTAATATTAATTTAGTAGCAGGTTCAACAACTAACGTTGATGCTACGGCTGAAGGATCTGGTATATATACTTTTTATAGAAATTCTTCTGACGTTCCTGGAGGCGGAGAACCACCACAAGCTACAACTGTTCCAACAGCAAACGTTTATGGTATCTCAGATATTTTAAATGTTACATATAGACAAAATTATAATACAACAAATCAATCAGACACAGGTTTAACTAAAGTTGCAAGAGATGCTTATTCAGCAACAGCTAACAAAGCATCTAATGGAACGCCTTCACAATTTTGGGTACAAAGATTTATTGATAAAGTTACAATAACAATTTATCCTTTACCTAATTCAACTGCTGCATCAAATTTCTTAAATGTTTATTATGTAAAAAGAATTCAAGATGCAGGAGCATATACTAACGCAAGTGATACACCTTTTAGATTTGTACCATGTATGATTTCAGGATTATCATATTACTTATCTATGAAGTTTGCACCACAACGAACACAGGAGATGAAGTTGTTGTACGAGGATGAGTTAGCAAGAGCATTAGCAGAAGATGGTTCTCCAGCTAGCACATACATTACTCCGAAGACATATTTTTCAAATATATAATGGCTAGATTTGCAAAAGGTAGTAGAGCATTAGCAATCTCTGATAGATCAGGTGCAGCATTTCCATATAGAGAAATGGTAAAAGAATGGACTGGTGCATGGGTGCATATTTCTGAATTTGAACCTAAGCAACCACAATTAAAACCACATCCAGTAGGAGCTGATCCACAAGGTTTAATGCATGCAAGACCTGCAAGAGTAGAGTTTCCAGTGCAAGATATTTTACCTAACAACCCATTTACTACAACAGGTGGATCTCAAACTTTAAGTGTGTCTTATCCTTCTAATCAAATTAATGAAGGAACATCTTATGTTAGATTTCAATCTGTTAAAGAAATAGTAGGAGGTGTTGCAATTGCAACTTTAGAATTAGAAACAACTTTAAATGGT